GGTGCATCAATCGGCCGCCTCAAAGAACAGAGCCACCGCGCCGCGCTCCGAACCTTCAAGCGCCCGCACGGCTTGGCGCCAATACGAAGGCTTGAGTTCACACCCAAAAAACCGGCGCCCCCGCTTCACGGAAACAACGCCCTCGGAACCGATACCGAGGAACGGAGAGAGCACCACGTCGCCGGGGTTGCTCCACATCGTAACGGCGCGGTCGATCAGAGGCAGTTGCAGCGGGCACAGATGGCGCTCGTCGGCAGCCTCGCGGGCCATATCGAGGCTCAGCGCGTCACCTATCCACTTCGACGCCTCGGCCTTGTTGTTCAGCACGGCGGTCTGGCTGATATCAAACCAAACCGGACTGGCCCACTTCTGCCAGAGGTCAACCGGGAAGTCGGCCGGCTTGTGCCCTACCGGCTCGGCGTTTTCACCTGGCGCGCGGAAGATCAGCAGATAGTCAGGCGTGCCCGGCCAAGAGCATGTGCTGTCTTTCAGGATTTGCTTGTGCAGCAGGTGCAACGCCTTCGTGCGCGTCATCTCCACCACGGGATCGCGCCAGATGGTCACTCGCCGCACAAACGTCCAACCGGCGCGGAGATGCGCGGCCACGATGTCATCGGAGAATGGCTTCGTGCCGATCACGCCGTCTTTCCACTTGCGAGTGGGCAGGTCGGAACAATGGACAGCGGACATGCGGCCCGGCTTCGTGATCCGCAGCTTCTGCCGAATGATGAACTCGTAGTGGGCGAAAAACTCGGCGTCGTTCACCGAATTGCCGAGGTCGCACTCGCTTTCGGAATAGACGAACAAATCGCCAAACGGAGGCGAATAGACGGAAAAACCGATAGACGCATCAGGCAACTGCGCCAGCACATCGCAGCTATCGCCGTTGATCGCGGTCCAGTTTTGCCCGTGGGCACTGTTCAAGCAGCGCACATCCATGCGGGGAGCCTCCCGGTATGAGTGGGTTGATAGGGAATGCGCGTCTGCGCCTCGGTATTCCGATTGCGGGCCATAGCCGCAGCCATGGCGCGTTTCATTGTGGCGTGGTCGCCGGCCTTCCGATCGATCACGCGGCCGATTTGATCCTCGCCCTCGGCGACGATCAGGTGAACGTCAACGGGCCGCGTCTGGCCGAACCGCCAGCAGCGGCGCACGGCCTGATACCAAGCCTCATAGCTGAAACTGCGGCCCACGAACGCCACACGCGCGGCGTGCTGCCAGTTCAGGCCCATGCCGGCTACGGACGGCTTCGTGATAATGTATCGCGCCTCGCCCATGGCAAACGCCGTCAGGGCCGCCTCTTTGCGTTCCGGCGTGTGTGATCCGCGCACTTCCACGGCGCCCAACACCGCCAGCATTAGCGCGTCAGCCTCGGCGTCATTGTCGCACCAGATCACCCACGGTTCGCCTGGTTCGGCGGCCACCAACGCGCCTACAGCCTCGGCGCGCGCCTGCGCCGTCTCGCGCTTAATGGCGTGCATGTTCGTTGCGGATAAATCGGATGCGAACAACATCCCGGCCGCCGCCCGCGTGTCGCCTGCGGCCTTATGCCGGCGGATATTCAACGGAGGCAGCACAAAGCGAGATGCGTCATATCCGAGGTCTGCCGGCGTCTCTGCGCACCGCGCCCACGACGCCACCCAATCCCAGAACGCATCCTGCGCGTGGCCCTTGATGCGCCACTGTTGGCTCGCGGTGGCGGTGTCGTTGATGAACCAGCGCGACAACATCTCCACGCTTCGCATCAGGCCGAGAAACTCCGCGTGCGTGCCCAATTCCATATGATCGTTCGGGGCTGGCGTGGCGGTGCTGGCCAGCTTGAACCGGTGGCCTTCAAAGGAAGCGATCAACGCGCGCGTCGTGGCGCCCGTGAAGTTCTTCAGGATCGAGCTTTCGTCTAGGCTGACGGCGCCGAATTGCACGGTATCAAGTGCGGCAAGGCGGTCGTAATTGCAGACGTTGATGCCGTCGCGGGCTTCGTCCTGGTGGCGGATCACGCGCACGTCGTAACCCAGCGATAAGCCCTCACGCTCAATCTGCCGGGCCACTGCGAGCGGCGTCAGGAGTAGCGCCCGCCCATTGCTTGCTTCGGCGGCTTGGCGGCACCATTCAAGCTGAATGCGCGTTTTCCCCAGCCCGGTATCAAGGAACATGGCGGCGCGGCCTTGGCGCAAAGCAAAGCGGACGCATTCGGCCTGGTAGTCGAACAGATGCGATGGCATCTCGCCCGGCTCTATTCCGACAGCCCGCGGGCGAGGTGCCTTTGACGCGAGGAACGCGGAATAATCGGGATGCAGCATCACCAGAAGTTCCCCACGTCCGGCGGCTCGTCCGCAAACTCAAACCCCACCTGCGCCATCTGCGCCCGTATCTCCGCCTCCATATCGACGCGGTAAACAATGCGCGGCGGGCTATCCATGATGGGCTGCCCGATCACACGAACCGGGCGCGTCACGGTGCGGCGGGTGGCGGCGTAGGTGGCCTGTTTGGCTTCGTCTTCGGTCATGCGCTTACCCCAAAATGCAGCCGCCCAATCTTCTTCTTCGCGCGGTCTTTCCAGTTGCCCGTTTCGCCGGCCGCTTCGTGATATCGCCGGATCACGTCGCGCCCCTCGTCCAGCGTGGCCGTCGTGACTGCCGCTGCTGCCGCCGGGCAGAACTGGATGCGCCCGCCCGCCGCAAGGAACGCCTCGACGCTCTCGTATCGGGGCTTGGGCGCGCGCGGGCTGTTGTCGCGCACCCACGATTTCGGCAGCTTGTTGGGCTTACGCGGCGCTGGCGGCGGCTTGGGCTTCGGCGCCTTGGCCACCTTCGGCCGGGGCGGAACCGTCACCATCTGAAGCCGCACCAGCCGACGCGCCCGCTTCTGGCTGATGCCCAACGCCTTCGCGCTTAGGGGAACGGAGAACGTGACGTTGAGAGATGCTTGCAGGACCGGCGCCAACTCGACAGCCGCTGCCGCGTGGATGGCCTGAACCTTGGCCGCACCGCGCTTGGCGCCTTCCCACATGCTTTCGCCCGGCCGCACAAGGCGCAGCTTGCGAGAGTGAGCGCGCATGCCCTTCATCGTCACCTTGTCGGTGCCGCGCGCTTTCCCGTAGAGCACTAGAAGCGCTTTCAGGTCGGGATGGGTGGCGAAATGTTCCACCAGCACGGCGCCCGCGCGTTCCATCTCGCCGCTACGAGGCTTGCGCACTTTGGTTTCTATCCCGGCATCCGTCATCCGCAGCGCAACTGAGAACTGCGCCATGCCGAGGCGCCGCCCAATTTCGCGTTGCGACACGCCATCCGCCGCCCATTCGCGGACGGTTTGGATCGTGGTGGCGTCCCATGACGGGGCAAAAGATGCGCGGTTGCCAGCCTTACCCGGACTACCCGCCGAAGCGGTGGTGGACGAGGTTTCCCCATGTGCCGTGTCTTGAACCACGCCCCCCGGCGCAAACGCGGCAGTAGGGAGGCTGGCCTTCGCAGTGGCCCGCGCACCACTGTTTGGAGGTCCACCTACGCCGGGGGTATTCTGATGCGCGCTCATACCGCGCCGTCCCGCACAAACGATTGCGGCTCAACCGCTCCGTTGGTCGCGCGCTGGATTTCCAACGCTATCTCCAACGGGGGCACGCGCCGGCCGGTTGCCCAGCGCGATACCTCTGAGGCATCGCGGCCCAGCATCGCGGCCATTTCGCGGAGGGGGATTTTGTTCGTTCTGAGATATTCGTGCAGTGTCATGACCGGAAGTGTGGCCACAATGGCAAGCCGGGTCAAGTGGGAAAGGTTTGCCGCTTCGGCATTTTAATGGTTGACGGGGCTTTGCCGCGCTGGCAACGTGTCGTCACTGAAAACGGAGGAACCAATGCCCTACCCCGACAACTTCAACGCCCGCGCCTACGACGCCGGCCCCGGCGGCACCTACCGCCCCGAACCGCCGCTGCACGTCGCCACGCGCGACGATATCGTGGCCATGCAGACCGCCCGCGCGTGGCTGGTCGTGGCGCTCACCAGCCTGCGCAGCAACCCGTGGGAGTTCGACAGCACGGAAATCCCGCCGCACCACTTTCTGGTTGCCGATGGCAAGGCGTTTTTGGCGCAGATGGACAAGGCGTTGATGCAGGCGCGCGCTTCTCGGGAGGCATGGTGATGGAAGCCCGCACTTTGACGCTCGCCACGCTCAAGTCAAAAGGCGCGTTTGCTGAGCAAGTCGCGCGATTCCACAAGATGTTTGGCAAATCCGTGCAAATCACAGAAGCGCTATGCGTCGAGCATGCTAGCGCGTTTTCGTGGGGGTGGGCTGCCGAAAACCTGCTGACGGCTTCGGCAGGGGCCACCTACAAGGCGGCGACGGCTTCGGCATGGGCGCGCGC